TGGTATTGCTACTAATAATACCGATCCTATAGGTGCTGCACTTACAGTTCAATACTCAGCATCTTCGCCAGGTACACTATATTATGGTTTAACCAAAGGTGGATTTATAAGCACTGCAGATACTGAGGTATCAAATTATTCAGAAATAAGATTTATTGATAGTAAGTATAATAATGAGTATAAAATATTTAACGTAACTGATGACACCTTTGATTTTTCACCTGTAATACCAGAATTTTTAAGTTATACAAATAGTGATTGTGAAAAATTAGAATACTCTACCAAGTCAACAGCAGTTCACGGTCAGATAAAAGATTTAAAAATAGTTTCACCAGGATTTAACTATAAAAAATTACCTCAATTTAAAAAGATTAATAGTGTAAGTGGAACTGATGCAAATATAATTGCTTCTTCAAGAAATATTGGAAGAATTAAAAAAATAAGAACAGTTGATATAGGTTATGAATATTCTTCAGATAAAACCTTAAGTCCAGAGGCATTTATATCACCTGTTGTTAATATTGATAATCTCGATATTATTGATTCAGTTAATATTGTAAGTGGTGGTGCTGATTATATGAGCACACCTAACTTAATTGTATTCAATCCTATATCAAATACAGTTGTTGATAATCTCTCTTTACAAGCTAGAACACCTAACCAAACTATATCACAAGTTGATGTATTATCACCTGTTACTGGATTAGACTCAGTTGTACATAAGATAATTTCAATTAACAATTCAAATGGTGTTGGAATTAACTCAGTTTTAATTAGTAATTCTGGTATTGTAACTTGTTTCCTTGAAACTCCAATTAATGGATTTGATACTCAACCATTTGCGACTGGAGATGAAATTTATGTTGAAGGTATACAAAGAGTAGGTGAAGCAGGAATTGGTACTTTAAGTGGAGGAATATCCACTACTACCACCGTTGAAGGAACTGGATACAATTCCGATAATTATAATTATGAGTTTTTCGATGTAGTTAACTACACTGCTGGAACTCAATGTATAGTAGAGTTTAGTACAGCAGGTGTTACAACAAATCCTGGAATTGCTAAAACATTCCAGTCTGGATATGCTACATTAATTAATAAGAAAAAGTATCCAGTAATTGAACCAGTTCAATCAAGAGGTGTTTTTGAATTAAAAGAAACATTGATAATTGGCGATGTCATTACTGATTTAAAAGTTATTGAAGTAAGAAATGATTATATAAAAATTGATGGTAAGTATAAAATAAGAACTGGTGACAGAATTAAAGGTGAATTAAGTAACGTATCTGCTGAAATAACAAGTATTGTAGATAATCAAGCAAAATTCACAACTGATTTTTCAAACAGGCAAGAGTATGGATGGTTAGATGATATAGGTAAGTTAAATGAAGATTACCAAGTTATACCTGACAATGATTATTATCAGAACCTATCTTATACAGTTAAGAGTTCAATTGAATGGGAAAAATTTGTTAATCCGATAAATCGTTTAGTTCATCCATCTGGACTCAAGAATTTTTCTGATACTACAATTACATCTAATATTGAAGTTGGATTTGGAACAGTTCGTGAATCAAATCAAAGTGTTGTTTTAGATGTAGGTAACGTACTTGAGCTTAATGATAAACAGAGAGTAGATGCGATTAATAATTTTGACTTTGCAAAGGATTATGACTCAAGAATTAATGGTTCTAAGTTTTTAACACTTCAAAATAGAACTTTAACCGACTTTACAAGATGCAAAACAAATAGAGTTTTACTACACGATGATATAAGTGATGATTTTTCTAGTGAAGGATTTGAAAGCACTAATACTGTTATAGAACCTCTAATTGAAGATTTTGCAAATTACCTAGTACAAATTATTGATCCTGATACTTTTGATATTCAATTCTCAGAAATCGTAACTTTAACTACTGAAAATGATGCATTTATTCTTGAAAAAACAACTGATTTTACAACACTTAAATTAGGTGATTTTAGTACTGAAATTTTAGCAACAGGAACTAAAAATCTTTTATTCACTCCAACAGAAAAATTCTTAAAAGATCATGACATAAAACTTCTTAAAATTGATTTCAATACAGATTTAACAGGTATTGGTACAAACGGAATCGGTAGCGTTGATTTAACTGGTGTAAATGCTGGTGTTGGATCAACAAATGTCGGATTCACAACTTCATCTATTATTGAAGTTCCTTCATACGATTTTAACAGTTTACATGCTTCTGTATTAGTTCAAGATAGTTTGACAAAAGAAATGAACTATAACGAGGTCATTGTTGATTATGATGGAACAGATACAACAATTTCTCAAACTTATGTTGATACATCATCTGGTTTAAGTAATAGTGTTGTTGGTGTTATAACAGCAAGAGTTGAAAATAATTTAGTTAAATTACAAGTTGAAAATGATAGAGTTAATCCTCTTACAGTTAGATCAAATGTTGTTGGCTTAGGTTCAACTGCATCTGGAATTGGAACTTATCGTTTTTCTGTTGCTGGTCAACCTGCAGGTGCTGAAAGAAGTGCAAGATTAGAATCTGGGTATGTTACTGGAACTGCAAGTACAATAACATATGCAACAATAAACAAATTAATTGATAGTACTGTTAAATCTTTAGTCAGAGTTTCTTGTGGGGAAACATCTGCAGTTCATCAAGTTATATCAATTCGTGATGTTGATGATATTTTAACTGTTCAATATCCATTTGTATCTGCAGGATCAACAACAGGTATTGGAACATTTGGTGGTGAAATAAGTGGTGACAACATAAACTTAAGATTTTATCCAGATGCAGAATTTGATTCATTAATTGAGGTACAATCTTACAATCAAATATTATATACAGCAAGTGATTTTGAAAACACACCTCCTGATTTAACTTATGGTACTGTTAATCAAAAAGTTTTCTTAACAACTTATGATGGTGCTGCTGGTCTTAGAGCTAACAAAAAAGATTTTGTATTAAAACATAATGAAGTTCCAATTTATTCTAAAACTTTTAATCCTGTTGGTACAATCAGCACTACAACAAGTGTCGTTAGTATTCCAAGTCATTTCTTTAACACAAATGAAGAATTAACTTATACTCCCGATTCTACATTTATAGGTATTGCTGGAACTGCTATCTCTATTGGTTCAACATCTAATATTGCTGGTGTTGTAACAACATTATTACCAAGCACAGTTTATGCTAAAGTTATTGATGAAAATAGATTTGAATTATATACAAGACCTGAATATGTTTCAACAGGTATTGCGGTAACATTTTCAGGATTTGGTGGGGGTAATTCTCATAAACTTACTATGAGAAAACAACTAACAAAAACAATTATTGGTTTAGATGGTGTTGTACAACAACCAGTTTCATTTACTTCTATTACCCATAATTTAGATTCAAATATAGGTATTGGACTTTCACAGTTTGTATTAAGTGGAATTGGGTCAGTTGCACCAACCGACTTCCTTAAAATTGATGATGAGTATGTGAAAGTTACTGAAGTTGGTTTCTCAAGTGTTTCTGAAGGAGTAATTAATGATTCAACTGATGTAGCATTAGGTATTGCGACTCTACCAGTTGTAAAAGTTGAAAGAGGTCAATTAGGTATTGCAGCAACTTCACACCTTGCAAACACTACAGCGAGGGTTCATAGAGGTGCATTTAATATAGTTGAAAGTAGTGTGTTCTTTGCAGAACCACCTAAAGGAAATAATAGATCAAGGAGAGACGAAACTAACTTACCATTTGTAAAAGCAGACTTTAGTGGCAGAACATTCTTAAGGAGTAATTATACAACAAATATGTTGTTTGATGATATATCCGATAACTTTACTGGTATTGGTAAAACTTATTCATTAACTGTGGGTGGTGCAAATACTTCTTCAGGTATTGGGGTAGGAAACGGTGTTTTATTCATTAACGGTGTATTCCAAACTCCAAAAACAATTAACAATACTGGAAATAATTATGAATTTATATCAGACACAACAGCTGGTATATCGACTGTGGAGTTCAGTGGTATCACTTCTACAAATGGTGATTTTATCGTATCTGAATTTGATATTAATCAAAACCAAGTTCCAAGAGGTGGATTAATTGTTTCATTAGGTTCAACACCAGGCACAGGATATGCTCCATTACAAGGTGCAAAGGTAAAAGCATTTAAAAATGCTACTGGTGGATTAACAAGTATTGTTGGTATCGGCACATCTTCAGGATTTAATCTTGGAATACAAACTGCAGCATATGATAATCTCACAGGTATTATTACAGTTACTACAAACAGTGTTCATGGATTTGGTTTAGAAAGACCAAATACTGTTAAACTTAAAGGTTTAGAATTTGTATGTCCAAAAACAGTTGTTGGTACACCAACAAATGCAACTTATAATCCAGCAACTGGTGTATTAGTATTAACTATCGCAAATCATGGATTAGCAAATGGTGATGCTGTTGTTCTTGATACGGGTTCTATTTGCTTTACTTGTGACAAAGATAGTAATAATTCTACTCATTGTTATCCTCGTGCAACTGACCCTGCTGCTGGTCAATATCTAACAGTTAGTAACAGAACTACAAATACATTTAGAGTTAATGTTGGTGCATCTGCTGCAAGTGACCAGTATGTTCATACATTTGTTTCCGCTGCTGCAAACTCAGTAAAAACAATTGGTGGTGGTGGATATGTTGGTGTCACAACAACAATCTTCCAAGATCATGAAAGACCATTATTTGTTGTTGGTATAGTTTCTGATAGAACATTTGAAGTTCAGGCAGGTGCAAGCACAATACCTCATACTTATCAAGGTGGTGGTAATGCGTATGAGTTCTTTGAAGATCTTACATTTGGTTCAGGATATCGTGGTGGTTCTGTTGCAATTGGTGTTACAGATCAAGCATATGTTCATAGATTTGTAAGTGCTGGTGTAGGTTCAATAAGACAATCAAACTTTGCTGGTAATGCGTTTACTGCAACAAATGCAGTTTACACATCTCATACAGGAACTCTTGTTCTTACAATTCCAAGTCACGGATTAACAACTAGTGATACAGTTGGTATTGATACTGGTGGTTTAGTATTCAAGTGTTCAAAAGATAATTTCTTCTCAGACCATCCATATCCTCGTTCAGTATCTAAGACAAGTTTCCCTAACTCAGATCCTATCGCTGGTATTCAAACTGCGATTACTGCAACTACAACTAACACGATTACATTAAATGTTGGTCAAGGTGGTGGCGGTGGTACAGGTGCAGTTGTAACAGCAACAGTAGGTGTTGGAGGTACACTTGCATTTAATATTGTTTCTGCTGGTACAAGTTATGTTAATCCTGAAATTATAATTCCTGAACCAAATTATGATAATTTACCAATTATAGGTGTTTCAAGACAGGGTATAGGTGCAACAACTGATTCTGGTTCACTTTTATTAGTTGATGTAAAAGTTAGTGCTGCTAAAACAACTGTTGGTATTGGATCTACTACTTTTGAAATATCAGAGTTCTCTATTGCAAGACCTGGACATTCATTTAAAGTTGGTGATAAGTTTAAACCAGTCGGATTAGTAACTGCATCACATTTATCCGCACCAATACAAGAATTTGAATTAGAGGTTACACAAATTTTCCAAGATAAATTCTCTGCTTGGCAATTTGGTGAAATAGACTTTATTGATAGTATTCAAAATTTACAAGATGGTTCAAGAACAAGATTCCCGTTATTCTTCAACGGTCAATTACTAAGTTTTGAAAAAGATCTTAATAATTCTCGTTCACAATTAATTGATTTAAACTCAGTTCTTCTCATATTCATAAATGGTGTTTTACAAGAACCAAGTTCTGCATATACATTTGAAGGTGGTACTACATTTGAATTTGTTGAAGCACCAAGACCTGAAGCAAAAGTTGATATCTTCTTCTACAAAGGACAAGATGGGGTTGATGTAGATACTGCAGATATCCAACAAACAGTCAAGATTGGTGATGAATTAAGATTATTCAAACATCCTGTTGGATTTACAACTTCACAAGAAGCGGAAAGAACATTAAAAGAATTACTTGGTGCAAAACTTGTTGAGACTGATATTTACACTGGAGCTGGTATTGATGAAAATAATAATAAACCAATCAGATGGACAAAACAAAAAGTTGATATTGTCTTAGGTGGTAAGAAAATAGATAAATCAAGAGAAATTCTTGAACCACAAGTCTATCCTACCTCAAAAATAATTGGTGATTACACAACTACATCTGGAACACAAAATACTAACGGTATATTTGTTGACGATGCAGAGGTATTCTTCTATGAAAAAGGTGATCATTTAACCGCTACTAATCCAGATGAGACTGATGGTGACTATAATTTAGAATATAACACTGTTGATGCTCTTGTAACTTCTGGGGAAGTAAATGTTGGTGCATCTGCAACAGCGATTGTATCTGCAGCAGGTACAATAACTTCAATTGATATTACAAATGTAGGAAGTGGATATGATAGTGCTACAGTAAAAATTAGTTCTCCATTAGTTGGAGTTGCAACATTCATACAATCTGATGGAACTGTAGGAGTGGCAACAACTGCGACAGCATCTGCTACAATTACAAATGGTTCAATATCAGCGATAAATGTTACTAATGCAGGATTTGGTTATTCAAACGTAACTCCACCACAAGTTATTATTAACTTACCAACTTTTAAAACTGAAAAAATTACATCAATTAGTAATGTAGAAGGATTTACTGGTATTATTACTGGCATAAGTACAACTACAGTTAGTGGTCAATCAGCACTTAAGTTCTTCTTTAGGGCAGATAAAGCAGCGAACTCATTATTAGTAAACTATCCAGTGTTTATCAAAGATACAACAGTTGGAACTGGTATTACATCTGTTGATACTCATAATTCATCCATTGTGGGAATTGGATCAACTTTCTTAGATAACATCTATAAAGTTCACGCAGTTGCTTCTACTGGTGAAAATGGTGAGATTACTTGTAATATTCAGAATGGACAAATTACTGGTGTGGGAGCTGGACTCACAGGAAACTTTAATAATAGTAATCCTGGTATTGCTACACATCTAGGTCGAATCAGTTGGGGTAGAATATATAATGCATCTAGGAGTAGTAGTCCAATTTCAATCGGAGTGACTGGATTGACAGTCAATTCTGGTTTGGCAACCTTCCCAACAATACAAAGAAAGAACTACACTACATCGTCTCTTAGAGGTCTTAGATCATCAGGTGCGATTAGAGTGTTTGGAATTTGATTACATTACCTCTATAAATAAAAGGAAAAGAAAAGTTTAGATACAATGTCAGCGATTATTACTGATCAATTTAGAATACTAAACGCTAACAATTTTGTTGAATCAGTAGAAAACACAAATAATTCATATTATGTTTTCATTGGATTACCTAATCCAGCTGGTACTTCAACATTAGTTGGGTATGGTAGGTCTTCTAATTGGAACTCTAGTACACCTGCACCAACTGATAGTTTTTCATATCGTTCACATACAGGTGATACGATGATGTTTGGTAAAAAAATAGCATCCTCTAATATTAGAAGAATTATAAGAAGAGTTGATTGGGTTGCAGGAAGTAGATATGAAATTTATAGAGATGATTATAGTGTAGAAAATCCAAGTCCTTTAACAGCAGCAAATAGATTATATGATGCGAACTACTACGTACTTAATTTCGACTTCAAAGTTTACCTTTGTATTGATAATGGATCAACAGGAGCTAGTCCGCTTGGAAATGTCTCCCAAGATGAACCAACCTTCACTGATTTGGAACCATCAAAAG